ATGAAACCAATCCTGACTCTGCTAAATAATTGAGTAGACGCTTCATAGCTGCATAAGCATCGTCAGTGTAGTTGCCGTCCTTCGCAAAAGTTAGAACTGTCTTTTTATCTCCGCTCACTGAAATGTTTATGTGAGGGTGTGAAAAGAAAAGAAGACTTCCGTCCAAAGCTTTTTTTACGGGAATCTTTCTTGTAACTTTTTGTTTCTCGGCTTGTCGTCCGACTTTTATTTTAATCGTCATTGGATTGAATCTCGCTAACCAACTTTTGAATCTTCATGACTTCTATGATTGTTTCTTCAGTTGGCTTGTTATTTTTCATTTCATCGAGAATCGAAATAATCTTTTTTGTGTTCTCGGACATTAGCTTGTCTTCTTTGATTTCTTCTACGTTCAAGCCTTCATTGAGTGCCTGACGCAACCTGCCGATTTCCTCGTTTAGATAAACCATCATTTGTGTTTTATCGTTGATAAACAAACTGAGAACTTTCTTTTGTTCTGAGAGTAATGAGGAATATTCTTTGTTGAAGACCTTTACATACTGTCCAAAGGTAAAATCGTCAACCCCTTTCTTTTGTTTTATTTCTTTGGTTACTGAAGTCATATTAGAAACCAAGTTGTTTTCCAATAAAACTCTTGACTTTGCGGGGGTATCGTCATTGAATAACTGTGCGATTGTAGCAAGCATTCTATAGTTTGGAACAAAGTTGTTGTAAACCCTTGGTGAGATTGTTTTGTTTACCTCGGAGATAAGAAATGATTGTCTCTTGAATAATTCTTTTTTATCTAGAGTGCGATACTCATTACGGCACTCAACAATAATCTTTGTAGCAGTAAACTGGTCTACTTCTTTTGTTTCGTAAATGCTTTTGTATACCTGTAGTTCTTTGTAAAGAGGTGAACCTTTGGCGAAGTGTTCTTTTATAACGCCCAAAATCTTTGCTTTTTTCTTGTTGTCTCCGCGCACTGCTGCTTTGGTCATTTCACGAACCAGAGCCTCAAACAAGAATGCTGTGTTTCTTTTTTTATTGTGTCTTGCTTTCATTCACCTTCTCCAAACTTTCTATTAGTTTTTCGATTTCTCTACTGGAGTTAAAAATCTTTGATTCCTCTCCTTCGTAAATAGTTTTATTCTCAGCAAAAACATAGCCCTTGGCAAGTTTACCTAACTCTTCTGCACCTGTGGCGCGTTTGGTGGTGCGTTGACCACCGACAGGGTTTGCGAGAGCAGAATTGTGACGCTTCTTTGCGCCGTCTTTTCTACGGTCTACCTTTACAGGTTTATACATCTTTCCCTTAGATTTGCTGGTGGTTGTCATTCCGTCGTCAAAGGTGTAGTGAGTTGTTTCTTTATCGGCTTCCGTAAGTTCCGTTTCATCTGGCGTTGCCAAGAGCGGACCTTCGTCTTCTCCACCGGCTTCTTCTTCTCCACCAAGGTCGAGTTCTTCACCTTCACCACCCAAGTCAAGTTCATCACCGCCACCAAGGTCGAGTTCGCCGCCGCCCTCGTCACCACCGAGATCAAGTCCACCACCACCAGCTTCACCACCACCTGCGGCGGCAGCTTCTGCGACACCTTCAAGTGCGGTGTCGTGCTTGCGGTCGTAGAACATCTCGCGCTGGTTACGTAGGAACTCTTCGTGAGACATACCAAAGATGTTGTCAGCAACCCAGCGACGTGAGAAGTAGCCTTCGGTCGCAGATGCAGCGATGTCAAACTTTGTCTTCCAGTGCTCAAGCTCTTGCAACTCAGCAATCTTACTTGGGTTGTTGAGGGACAGCTTAAAGTTTAGCAGATCCTCGCCTCTGTATCCGAGAGTATAAAGGTGGATGATTCCAATCTTTTCTAACTCGTGCAGGACTGAGCGCTGTAGGCGTTGAATGGTACGAGCAAATCGTATATCTTTAGTGGCAAGGGTAGTTTTATCTTCCTGTGCGCCTTCACCCATAGTCAAGTAGGTTTGTGGAATTTTGATTGCTGAGAATAACTTATCGCGAAGATATTTTATGTCATCAATCGCAGTTGTATTCTGTCCGCCACCAAGGTTCTGAATGTCGGTTACAGAGCCAGCACGAATTGGAATGTAGTAATCCTCTTCGATGGATAATGGGTTGTAACGTAAGTCAATGCGACCTGTATCCTTATCAACAATAGTGTGCCTCTTTAACTGAGTAACAATCTTCTGCATATATTGTTCAACTTCTTGTGGAGGAATAGCACCAACATCAATCTTAAAAACCTTGCGCTCTGAAGAACGCACAATACGATAGGCCATCATTGCGTCTTCCATTAGAGTAAGCTGGCGCCAAATACGACGCGCTGGCTCAAGAACAGAAGTACCATATGGAGAATACTTGTCATTACCAAGGATACGGAAGTGAGCGACCTGCCAGTTTTCAAATGTCATCCCGGCAGAGTTCCACTGGTATTGAATATAATTAGGGTTCGTAGCATCAAGACCTTCTAATCTTTCAACTTCTTGTAGCGGCAGGGCAATTGTGGATTGAACCCCAACTTCATCATCAATATCGAGATATAGAATAAAGTCACCATACTTGCACATTGTACGGCACCAACCAAAAAGGTTGTGCTCAATGTTCATCACGTTATGGTATAGGATGTTTAGAACTGCTTTGATTTCATCATTACGGCACCTAATGTTGAGCATTGGAGATAAGGCAGAGAATGTTGTCATCTCGTCTGCGTAGATGTCGAGAGCAGAAGCCAGTTCGGGCATATACTCCATCTGGTCAAAATCGATGTAACGCTCTGACCTACGCTGGTTGCCAATCGCATTTGCTGCAATTGTATCGAGCGGATTGTAAGATTGCTTTTTAAATTGTTGTCCTGACGCTGACTTAAATCTGGTAGAATATTTATCAAGATGCTGTCTGCGTATCTTGCGACCTGATTCGGAGCGATAGCTAATAATAGGACCAGAAAATAACCGGGTAAGTGACCGGAATAATTGTGAATCTCTATTTGCTGGGTTCTTGCCTTGTTTTGAATTTTGTGGTGCCATTTATTTTCTCACTTAATTATCCACATATATTGGGAGTATAAATTTTTTGCTTCGTTCATTTTACTAGTATTATCTTCACCTGTGTAGCCAATTTGTCCCTTTATTTGAGTATTCAAGGTTGTTCTGGAAGTCATGATAGCATCAACAAAAGCTTTTTGGTAATTTAGATCTCTGGAGTTTGATTGTATCGCTGTGTCTCGGACCCAGCAACAAATCGCAAGAGCCATTACCAAGTCATCGTTATACCCTCGCATTGCTTGTGGCTTCCCGTTATTCCAAATAAATGTTCTAAATTCATTTGCCAAACGTGAAGAATACGTCTTAATTAGTTTGTTTCTTATAAACTCTTCCAACTTGGCCACAATCAGGGGTCTAGTCTTTGTTGTAGTAGAAAATCCAGCAATTGCTCCGCTTCTTTGTTCGCCCAAATGCTGGTCGATATACTCGTGTGTTGACTTTATCGAATAATAGAGATTAGGATAGCCGTACTCTATAAGTTTATCAATCACGGTATAGCCAATAGAATTATTTTCTACAACCATCATAGCATTACCAAACTCTCGTCCAACTTGGTTTAACATGTTGGCATATAAATCTGGCGTTGGCTTACCTTGATATTCTCCAATAATCTCCATCGTCTCAAGTTTTAGAATATGAAATGTAGAGCTATCAGCACCATCGCCTCTTGCCACATCGGCAGCAAGGAGATAGTTGCAAGTTGGATCGTACTCTTCCCAAATCCAAAAGTTTCTATCAAATCCGGTTCTGTGCTTTGGTTCTCGGACTAACGACATCATCCAGTCAATACCTGACGGATCTATGACAGTTTCACCAGACGTGTTGAAGTTGCACTCCAACTCCTGCGCAATCTGACGTTTGGACATATTCTTGGTTTCTTTCTTAAACCATTCTTCATCTCTGTCCGGGTGTACGTCCCACATAAGCGTAGTGAGCTTAAAATTATTTTCACTGCTCTCGGCACCTGTGCAAGTTTTATGAAACCAGTTACCAACACCATTTGGTGTTGAGATAGCAATACAGCGACCACCAGTTGATAGTGTTGGATATAGACCGGTCCACAACTCCTCCAATCCCTCAATGTGGGCAGCCTCGTCAAGAACAAGAAGAGATAGTGCCTCGGAACGACCAGCATCACCAGAGGTAGAGGCAGCCTTGATGGTAGAGCCGTTAGATAACTCAAAAGACGTGCGGTTGTCAGTTGTAATGTTTGCGATCCTGATCCAATCAGGAAGATTCTTCATAATGTTCTTAACTTTGCGAACCAAGTTGCCTGCGGTATCAAACTTGGTTGCCATAACAAGGATGGCTTTATCACGGTGAAACAACATCATCCAAACAATATAGCCAGCCGTAATCGTTGAGATACCTAGCTGGCGACCTTTGTTGATGATGTTGAAACGATAGTCATTAAAATCGTTTAGTAGGTCATCCTGATAGTCATATGTCTTAAACAACATAAGCCCGTGCATCGGGTGAGAGATGCGGGCATAGTTTTT